TGGCATATAACGGTTCAATAAGAACATTCGACACTATAGCAGAAATAAAGTTGCAGAAGGGTTCCCCCAGTGCAAATATAAATGTATTAGGTTATAACACACCAGGAGATGGCGGTGGAGGTGAGTTTTATTGGGATGATGTTTCAACTCAGTCAGACAATGCCGGTACAATTATCCAGGTAACTGGTCTTTCAACTGGTAGATGGAAAAGGATATATCACGGTGCTGCACTCAATGTAAGGTGGTTTGGAGCAGTATCGAATGGTACAAATGGAGAAATGGATACAACAGGGTTTGAAAAAGCAATTGCAGTGCAAAGGAGTGTTTTTGTACCCAATGGAGTTTATCAGATTATACGTACTCTAAACCTATTTAGTGGATACAATGTAACAGGCGAATCTTGGAATACACTCATAAGAACGGCTTTAGATATCCCCATATTTAAAAACACCCCAATATCTTTTCAGTTCTTACAGAGTGTTAAAATAGAAAATTTAAGGTTACAAAATACTTTTCCCGTAACTGCTACTGCCGGATGTACAAGCTATCATATTCATTTTGTTGATCCGACTTATTGTTCTGTCAATAAAGTATGGTTCACAACTGCTTTCCCAAATACTATTTACAACACTGTCAATAGAGGAGGTATACGATTTGAAAAGACCGGGACTGTAACATCTTTTGTAAATACAGTTGAAAATTGTATTATAGAAGGTGGTTCTGTAAGAATGGAAACAAGTGATTCAAAAATTAGTTCTTCTTATATATGGGGGTATGCAATAGGGACACCGACTGTAGATATACAAACTGGAAATGTTTCAGTTACAAATTGTGATATAGTTCCCAATAGTACTCATGATGGTGTATTGCTAGGTAGTAATACGGCAAACTGTAGAATAGTTGATTGTTTTTTTGATGGTAGTTATGATACTATTACAACTGGATATGGAGTAGTTGTAAATGGTAGTACCAATCATACAATAACAGGAAATACATTTTGGAATATTGCAAAAGGTGCTATTCATATAACTGACGGAACTCTGATTTCTATATCTGCAAATACTTTCCTTAACAATAATAGAGCTAATAACTTCTTCTCTGATATTACAGTACAAGGTAATTCGTTTTCTCCCGGTCAAATTACAGCCACTGGGAACTCCTTTTACATGCAATTTGCTAGAAGTAATAAAGGGTATGCAATAGAAGAGAAGAGTACAGCAGGATTCCCTCCAGGTGGAAATAATTATTCAAATAATAGAATATTTGGTAATTACACTTCACCCTCTATACTAAATATGGTTGGTACAAGTTCTACTTGGGGAAGTTCAGGAGCAGGGGTTGCTTCTACAATGGGGATAGGAGGAGAAAGATTTGATTTAAAGGGAAGAGTTAATATAAATGGAGCGACTGATATTTCCACTACAGCATTAAATGTTAATGGAACAAGTAGAGTTGGAGCCGGAAACGGCGTAACAGCTATTCAGTTTAGAGCAGGAGAACCAGCATATGGTTATTGGGAATTTGTAAATGCAGGTACTACTACAAATAGAGTATTACTTAGATCGTTCGATAATACTGTTACAGAGAAAATAAGAATAGATCCTCTAAGTGATAGTTTTATTATTAATAAATTTGGTATTGGTACTAATTCTCCAGCAACCTTACTCGATGTAAATGGTACAGCTACGATTAGAGGGAATGCTACTTTCGCAGCAAACGGCACTCCAGGAATATCAAAAGTTCCCACAGGTACAGATACCGCAGGTAATTGGACATGGCAAACGAGTAGTCCAACATCATTTATTACTGGAGTATTGAGTGCGGGAACAAATTGGGGATTTTTAACATCTTGGGATAATAACTCAAGTACGTGTGTTAGCCCAGATCCTATTAATCGAGTGTATGCAGTTACTTCTAATAACAGTTCAATTGTTACAATTGAGGCCTCATTGATAATAAATAATACAAGTAACTTCGCAGATAACAGCAGACAAGCAATTGCAACTGTTCCTGTAGGATTTCGTCCACAAAATTATATTAATTTCAGTGCTTGTCAATTAGTCGTTGGGAATGATTATTGTTTAAGTGGTTCTTCATTAACAGGCACACAGACAATATCATTTTTGAGCGTCACGATAACCCCAGCCGGAACAATTTTGGTATATAAAGGCACAACCACTTCAAACATAAGCGTTAGTAGTGTAAATAGAGTAGTAATTCCTGTACACATTACATATACTATTTCTCCAGTTAGTTAAAACCAATAATATTATTTAAATGTCTTTTAACGGAAGTACATATACATTCGACACTATCTCTGACCTTAAAGTACAGATTGGCAATTCAAATGCCAGAGTAAACGTATTGGGTTACGCTACTCCTGGGGACGGCGGCGGGGGTCAATTCTATTGGGATACTACATCAACATCTGCTGATAATGCAGGAACAATTTTTCAAGTTACAGGAGTAACTACGGGTAGGTGGAAAAGGAGTGTTAGTGGTACAAGTCTTAACGTGCTATGGTTTGGTGCAGTTGGAGATGACCTAACGGTGCATTCTTCATCTGGAAATAATGGAATAATAAGAACAATAACAGCAGCCCAGTCATTACAAGCATCTGGAAATACTGTTTCAATATATTTTCCTAATTCAAAGGGGTTTGTTATTGGGGAAACTTTAACCATCCCTGCAAATATTGGTGTTATATGTGATAGTATAATACGTTATACAGGTGTAAATACTACCCCTGCAATAATTTGTGGAGAAACCAATACAATTTCAAACAGAACAGATTACAAACTAAGTGTAATAAATTCTACATTAGCAGATTGGAATATTGAGACATATATTGGAATAAAATTTATAAACTTACAATTTTGCACTATAGAAATTGTAAGGGTGGAAAGTTTTACTATATTAACTCAATTTATTGGTGATACAAAAGGTTTTTCATATAATCAAATTAAAGTAAACTTTCTCATCAATGGAAAAATAGGGGCTGATTTAACGAATAAAGCAAATGGTTGGTGTAATGAAAATATATTCTACGGAGGGAGATTTGCAGGTATTACGGGTAGTAAAAATGGATTGACCCGGTATGGAATAAGGATAACCTCACAAGACGGAATATATACCGGAAATAATAACAACAACTTTTATAGTCCCGCGTTTGAATTAGATGCTCCTCATGCATCACCAGGAGAAGCTATTCCAGTTTTGGTAGAACATGGTGTCGGCAATCGAATCATGAATTGTAGAAGTGAGGATAATAGCCCTATTCAAATAAGGACACAGAATGGAAGTTGGGGGAATATTGTTGAAGTTGGTGTAGGGACTAATAATGCAGTGGCAGATGATCAAGGGACAGTACCTTCTAGTATAGCCAAGGCAAGATTGTCTCAAATCACTTCGGATGTATATCAGCCAGTTTATCAAAGTGGCGCTTTAACTAGTAAAGTATGTCCATATAATAGTACGGAAGCCTATATAGGGGATGATTTATTTTTTGCAATAACTACGGATGGAAATGTGTATTCTCATACAACAAGCATTACTTTAAATAGTGGAGATATACAATGTCCAAATTCCAGAGCTATTGGGGTACGAATAGATACTTCTTTAAGAAAACGTTTTGTAGTAAAGACAGAATCGGTATCTGGGTTTTCCGGAAGAGTAAGAATAAGATGTTTTGATTCAACTGGAGCAATATTGTCTGGAAGTTCACCAGCTTATGTTACCTATCTCCCTTCTTTTACGTTATCTCCAAGTACAGGTTTTGGCGGTTCATATGTAATTGGCTCAGATACCCCCATACCCATCTATTTTACTGTAACTTCAAGTGTCGCTTATGTAGATGTTCTTATATGCGGAGGAGGTACGAATCCAGTTAAATTGAAGTCTTTTGAAGTTCAATGTATTGATGGGCACGGGTCTGTAATAAAGGTGAAGGACAAAAAAGGGTTGTTTGCTACCCAGGCTCCTACAACAGGTACGTGGTCCCAAGGTACAGTAATACTTAGCGATACACCTTCTACAGGTGCTCTATTCGCATGGAGGTGCACTACTGCCGGTTCACCAGGAACATGGGAAACATTAAATTATGCTCCTTCAGTAGGATCTGTAAATTATTTACAAAATCAAGCACTATCTCCCCAATCAGCCAGTTACAACATTAGCGGTACAGCCATAATAGGAGGAAATGTAGGTATTGGAACAACGAACCCCACTCAAAAATTAGAAGTGAGTGGAAATATATTAACTAACGGTGGTACTTATTTGGTTGTCAATAACGTCGAAACATTTAGAGCAATAAATGACAGCGGCTATTTCTCTTTTTACAACACTGCAAATATTACGAGAACTGGGTATATTCAATTTAATAATAATTCATCTGGAGCCATAATTAATATGGAACAGAATTATCCCATTGATATCAGAACAAATGCACTAAGTAGGTTATTTATTGCAAATACTGGTTCAGTAGGTATTGGTACATCCACCCCAAACACTAAATTAGAAGTATCGGGTACTATCAGGACGGTAGATCTAGAATGTACAGATGGCGCCGCCCCAGATACTATATCATATGGACCATTAGGGGTAACAAGAATTGCAAACGCTAACGATAATTCTTATATTGCATTAACAAGATCAGGGCAAGTTGCTCATTCAATAGGGATAGATGCTAATAACGCTTTAATACTTGGGCCTTCTGCTGGAGGTGCTAATAGAACCATGTCAAAAGCTGTTTCAATACTTCCGAACTTAAATGTAGGTATAGGAGTAGCGATACCCAGCTCAAAACTAGAAGTAGCCGGGCAAATAAAAATAACTGGGGGATCGCCAGGGGTCAATAAAGTGTTAGTAAGTGATGCTGATGGCTTAGCATCTTGGGGGAATGTTACTCCTGCACCAGCAACTATTCAAGGCAATGGAAATCTTTCAGCAATACCAGCAGATTGGGTTACAGTAATATTAAACCACACCAGCAACCTTGGTTTTACAAGTCTTGCAAACTATCCAGGAGGATACACAGGTAGGGTTGTAACTATTATAAATCCCACTAATTTTACATTTCAAATAAGTAGTGTGGTATACCCAGCCCAGTCCTTGGTGTTTATAACATGGACTTCTCCAAGTACGCCAGCATTTACAAAAGTGTAGAATATTTACATCACGTAATTAGTTAATTTTAATCATTTTAATGAACAATTCTAATTAATTTAATTAGTTTCGTTTGGAATTTATTAGTTTTATATGTATCTTTACTCCCCAGATAGCATACTGTAATAGAAATATCTATGAATGAGTAACAAACAGAATCTGATTAACTAC